ATTGCGATGTAAATGAACCATTACAAGGAAGAAAATATGATAGTTACCAAACGAAGGAAAGATTCATAGAGAAGGTTAATAATATAACAAGCTATATAGAAAAAAACGAACTTCCTACCGATATGTGGTTTACAAGAGGTGATGATGGAATGAAAGTTATTGAATCACGAATTAAGTTTGCTGGCGGTTCTATGCCAAAAAACCTTCAAGACCTTGTTGGAATGGAAATGCAAGAAGGTGGTTTTATGTCAACTGGTAGCCGAAAAGGAAAAGGATTCAATACTCGAAGTGTTATCATGAACATATATGCACCAAAAGGAACAAAGGCTGCTTACGTAGAACCTTTCTCTGCTTTCGGTTGTGGTGATAAAAGAAGTTGGGATGGAGTAAGCCGTTTCTCTACGTATAGTTCCGAGCACGAAACACTCTTTCAGAGAGGAACACGAATGCGAATAACAAAGGTTTATGAAGAAGGTGGAAAGACCTACATAGACTGCGAGGTTATAGGGCAAGAAATAAGAGATTTATCTTATGTAAAGGATAGCAATATCGGATATTAAACAAAAAAGGTGTACCATTACGGCGCACCTTTTTCGTTATAGTTCGTTTGGAATTTTATCCTCTGGGAAATGGTCGTTTGGGATAAAGAGGTATTCGTCTATCAGCTTATAGAACCTATCTATCTCTTCCTTAATATTGTAGGCTGCTTTAGCCCATGAAGTGAACATTATAATAAGCAATGTATGTGGAATCCCCTTATATTCCTTACCATTGATTTTCTTATAATATTCTTCCTCACCTTTAAACTTTCCTTCGCTATTAACATACACTCTTTCCATATCCCAAAACCAAGCCATATTTTCGTTGGTATTTGGGTTCTCACCACCTCTATAGTATCGGCAGTGCTTAATTAAATCTTCCTTATTCGCCATATCTATAAATAAATTTAGTTACTACATTTTTCATATCCAAAGGGAGATAGTTCAATGCTTTTTCCTCCATTTCTTGTGGGATACCAAAGAGTGGCTGAGCGATTGAACCAACGATTGCTCCCATCGTATCGCTATCACCGCCATGTGATACAGCATTTCTGATTGCATCCTCGAAGCTACCACTATTAAGGACTATCATAAAGGCGAGTGGAACGCACTCTTGGCAAGTTTCTGCCCATCTACCTCTTGGTACAAGATTCTTATTCCAATCAGAGCCATAATATTGTTTTGCTATTACCCTAATCAAATCTTTTTGTTTATATGCTTTTAAAGCATGTACACAATCTGCTACCGCAATAGCACCAATCAATCCTTCAACATGGCTATGCGAAACCTTTGCGCTCATCATTGCCTGATGAATGATATCAGAATTTTCTTTGAATGCCCAACCCACAGGACTAACTCTCATAGCTGCTCCATTTCCAAAACTATCATAAGGCTGTGGATTAGAGCTACGAACCCATTTTGCGAAGCTTGCGCCATACCCACCCATTGGGTTTAGATACTTCTGACACCAGTATTGAAGCGAGATACAATAATCTCCGACATTCGGCTTTTTATCACCACCTTCTTTAAGAATAGCATCTGCTACGGCTATTGTACAGATAGTATCATCTGTAAAATTACAACCTTCGTCAAATAGTTTAAAGTTATAATCAAATGTGTTATTAAACTCATATTTAGAGCCTACAATATCACCTATAATTGCTCCTATCATAGCTGTATCTCCTATTTTAATGTTAATTATTCGCAAATTTACGAAGAAATATTCAGATAACCAAATATTTTTTATTACTTTTGCATTAATTGTTGTATCGAGTGCGTATCTCCTATGTGCTCACAACGTTAAACAAAACAATTATTTACATCTAGCATCGTCCTCATTCGTATCTCCGAGGGCGGTGCTTTTTGTTTATAAGAACTCCTTTAAAGCAACGTGATAAACATCATACATCAGGCGAGTTACGTATAGTACGGCAACCTTATCAACTACAAAAGAAGGATAAGGCTTACCCTCTTTGATGATTGTGTTCAACGATAATTTCGGGTACTTGGCAGAATACAGCTTCAATGCTTTCAGAAGCTCATCCAACCTTTCTTCCCCGAATGCTTGCTTTATCTTCTCCTGATTTCTGAGAGCGAAACGAGCCATAGATTAATTATACTTGATTATCTTATACTCCATTTCGAGCATAACGTTGCCGAATAAGGCTAAAAGTACGTCAAATGCTCTCATATCTTACTCAGCTTTATCAACGATAACAAGGTTTTTCAATCTCTCCAAGAATGTGTGATAATCATCCTCGCAGGGAATCACTTGACCGCCCGTTGGTGTGGTCTTGCAATTAAGCTTTATAGATGTTGCTATATCGCCATTTCGTGAAGGTTCAACGTAAGCGATATTATCTATATTAACAAGGGTACAATGCCCTTTATACTTTACCTCAATAAACTTTGTCATAATCTTAATTATTTATATCCGCATTTAATACCAGAGCAGCAGCCACCTAAATAGAAGTGGCAGAAGCCTAAGAAATAGTGCTTACAATGCTCATTTATCTTAATTTCTTCCTTTTTTATAATTGAATGAATGTAGAAGTTTATTCTTCTTAAAATCGTATGAATAGCCCTTATCCTTCATTATCCCTAATAAGTAGTCTCTTTCTGTATCATTTGCTTTCCTTAGATACCCTGTAGAGTACTTTACATTCGTAGAGGTATTGCCTGCCCCTATTCCTAATTTTTCGAATATGAAAGAATACTTAGCGTGAGCTTCTATCCAATCTTCGTTATGTACTTTATGTAGGATGAAGACACAATGTTCTCCTCTCCAATCATTCTCCAATGTTAAAATATCGCCTTCTTTATACATATCTTATTCACATTCATCTAAATATTCACACCAAGCCTCGTTAAAGACCCTATTTAAACGCTCATTCTTCTCAACCTCTTCGTAGGTAAGATTGAGCGGTGGAAGCGCATCTTGCGGTGTATATGTATATCCGCATTCATGGTTAGCGAACTCATATTTGAATGCTGATTTAAGATTATCATCATCCTTTAAGAACTCTTTAAGTTCTTTCTGTGTTCTCTGAAAGTGCTCCTCGAAAAGATGGGTATCTTTCTTTAAGCAATAGCATCCACCAACGAGCATATCAATCTTACTAATATCTTCGGCGTTGGTGGTAAGCCCCCACTCTTCCATCATTTTCTTAAACTGCTCTTTACCAAAAGCAGCTTTCATGGGCAATTTATTAAGCTCTTTCTGATGCTTCTTCTTTAATTCTGCGTACTTATTCATTGTCGTATCTCCTATAATTTAATCAAGTTTTGAAACCAGATAATCAATTTCTTCCTCACTAAGTGGAATCTTATTCTTGCGCTTAATCTTAATGGTGTTATCCATACCGATTTTCATCATCGCAACATTGAGTGAATTACCACCACGATACTCCGTTACTAGCAAATCCTCAACGAAGTCAAGCATATCTTGGTCGTGAGCTTTCTGCTCCTCATGTAACTTCTTTTCAAGCTCTTCTGCCTTTTTCATAAATGAGCAACCATTTTCGATAGGAAAATCAGCTTTGATGTTTCGAACCATCTGCTCAATATCGTCTGAGCTGAAGAACATATTGAAGTACGTATCACCTCTTTTACAGCCCTTCAAAGCCATCAGATGATTGATTTCCTCTTCCCTTAGCATCTTTGGTATCATTGTTATATCTCCTATATTTTATTAGTAAAGCTGTTCTGTTCTTGCATAGCAGCCCTTTACAGCATACTCTTTACGTTTCTTTTCAGCTTCATTGTAATCAGAGCTAACAGCAACTGCTTGCCATTTTCCACCTTCGTAAATCTGAGCAACGTAATCAAAAACGTTAGCATCTACTTCTGTTCCATTAATCAATTTAACTTTCATTGTTGTATCTCCTATAATTTAAATATTAAACCTATTTATTAATTATTTAC